GTTCTCTTCAGTTTCAGCGGAGTGACTTGGATGCCGTTAAAAGCATCCATACCACAGCTTTCTCTGAATGGACCCGAGACGAACGATTTCAGTCGATTGACCCTCAGGTTGTGAGCCTCAAGGGCGTTACACACCGCTTCGAAGTAACGTGTGGGGACAATAATGTCATCCCCGAACACGTTGATCTTCTTAGCATATCTGCGGAGTACGCACAGGCGTATCCGGTCCGTCGGGAGGTAGCCATCATAATCTAACATGGCTGCAACTGTAAGGACTATGCAGACGACAGAGAGGACCGAAAAGGTCTTACCGTCGCCCATCGGCGATAACATTGCCAACTTATGTCTCTTCCCATTTGGAAGCTCAACATAAGTAGGCCTTGTGCATGCTAACGCCAGGTAATCCTGGCGATGAAACAACATCCTGACTAATTCAAGAGGAACACGGTCACTCGCATCTTTAAGATCAAGTGTCGCCGCCTCTCGAGTCCCAGACGAGGCCAGCGCGGACTTCCGCGACGGGCCTTGGCTAGTCGGATTGTAAGCAAACCTTAACCACGATCTCTTAACCCAGTCTTTAATACAACCATCAATGCCAATTTGGCAAAAGATAGCTTCTTTCGGACTGATGAACACACCCCTTGGACCTTTAACAGTCTTAGGGACGAGTGCGAGACGAGCGATCACCAAACGCTCTTGCGAGCGAACTGATGAATGCTCCACGAAGTGCTGCCAGATCCTAGAGTTGGCGAAAAAGCCTTCCCAGGGGAAATGGAGCTCGAGTTGGTCGTAACCAGTGTTGAACCAGTTCTTGTCTGAACCACGTTCACCACCGTAGGTGGCCCCTGGACCATGTCGCCCGAAACGTTGGATATTCTCCCAAGTTAGATCCAAAGCACTATCGTGCTTTGTACCTATTAACTCAGGTTTATTTCCGCAAGTTTCGGAGTCGATTATGGCATGAGAGCCCATCGAAGTACGTCGACAAATACTCTGTGCAAGTCGTGAGACAGGATTACTCCTATCCCAATGCCAGCTACGAGTACAAGCTTCGTTCTCGATAAACGATTGGATGTAGTTTTCTTCATGCTGTTGTGTAACAGGTGTTTCAATTTTAAGCGCAAAGCTTAGCAGTTGGTACACTTTACGGAACATCAGTGGATCGTCCAGTCCCCATACGCGCATCTTATTATGGTTAGTAATAAGGAACGTTTCATTGAACCGTCTAACCCACTGGTGGTATTCCACTAGTGTGAGCCAACTACTGTAGCCAAGGCGCTTCTCGGTCAACGCGAGGAGACCATTTTTCAGGTTTCCAAGGTCGACTACTAAATCCACAGTGAAGGGCTTTAGTAGTTGCACACCGAGGTCGTGGCACAGGCACCCAAACAATGATATAATAATCTTATTCATATGATACCTTAGTTTATACTAGCCTCGACAACAACATAGGTCCTATGTTCTAAGAGAAATATTAAGTTTCTCCGCGATACATAGCCTTGAGCCCGGCACCGTTGTTAGCCATAGCATGGCCAATCAACTGATACCAGGTCGCGAGATACTCAGCCTCAGTTGTGGTCGCATTGCGTTCGGATTGGAGCTTGCAACTATGTTGCGAGAAACCAATCGTATTGCTTTGCGAATCCACACGAGCGAGCGTCTGATCCATAGCGTTCAAAGAACGCATTACTGGATTCTTCGCCGTGATCGGCTGATGTGCGATCCGAAGATTAGTCGGAGAGGTGCCACCAATAGAGGTGTTACACCGAACCGATTCCTTCGGATTGGCTGAAGCAATGCGAGCGAAAGCTTGGGCTGAGCCCAAGTCATCACCCGTAATGTTAGCAGCCACGATGGGCGTGATATTGATATCGTCTGTCATGTTGTTAAGGACTACCGCTAGGTAGTCGTTGTCGATCTCAGGATCTTCCTGAGGTAAGGCCTAATGCGACGAGGCAGGTTAAGAACAAGTTCTTTCCTGTAACTCCTCTTATTCGCACTGAATCAAGG